TCCCTTTGGCAAGGAGAACGATACATTTATTTCGCCATTGTAGCGAGTGTGAGCAGACAAGTCCTCTGCCTTAGAGATTTGACCAAGTGCTAACTTAGCAATCTCTTTGTTATACTTTTCTTGTGCCTTTGAGAACTTTTCCTCATTGACTTTCTGATTAGCCTTATCCTTTTGGAGTTGGGCTAGTTTAGTTTCAAGTGCCTTGATTACTTTGGTCGTAGCAATCTTGACATTTATGGCTTTGCCTCTTGACATTGTTTTCCTTTCTGTTTGGTGTTTGGGCTTATCCTATACTAGCATTTTCTAGTAAAGAAATCAAGTGAGCAGTTTAGCCTCCACTTGCTCAGGTGGCGTTAGCGTTTGCTAAATTAGTTGGATTTAGGTGTCCAAGTAGTCCAGCGTGTAGCACCCTCAACATCTAAGCGAACACGAACATTACCATTTGCCTGTGGCACGATTTCCTTGATAACGCCTGTCTGCTTTGACTTTTGGCTTGTGTAGGTATCTCCTACTTTGTATAGTGCTGTATTTACTGCCATTTGTTTTTCTCCTTTTGTTAGGTTGATGTATTTATTATTTCATTTATTTTTGGGCTTGTCAAGTTATTTCCCCCTAAAATCTCAAAATGTGAGATATGTGAGGTAAATCACTTTCTATGTCCCATGCCTGCGAAAAACAAGGCTAAGACTAATAGTGTTATTATTAATACTTCCATGCTTTCCTTTCTGTTTTTGCCATTGTAGCATTTTTAGGGGTATTTGGCAAGTCCCCCTAGATCCCCTACTTTTTCTTAGCAGAGAAAACTATATTTGCTTTATTTTCAATACACAATCCACACGATACACACGCAGAGCCAGCGGTAGAAATAAGCGGAATAGCCTTTTTATTCTCAGGGCATTTAGCGCCTACTTTACCAATCATCTCTTTCATGTCTGACTGTCCTATTGCAAAAGTATCTGCAAGGTATGCTAATTTAATTCCTTTATCTTTATTAAGATTAATAGCAATTTCTTTATTCTCACTATCAGTAGAAAAATAGAGAGATAGGTTTTCGATACCCTTTAGCATATCTGCAGCGGCAGCCACACGGGTATATACCCAAAACTTTATATCAGGATTATTTAGAATGACATGCTTCCATGCGAATGCATATTCATCTGAAAAGAAATCGCCATCCCAATGGATACGGAATAGCATAGGTGCGTCTTTCTTTTCACAATCTTTTCTGAAATCATTAATCATATCTGTGAGCAATGCTTCCATAGTGTCATGGTCTGCGTCTTTTAGTAATTCCCAGTTATGAAGTAATACTTCTCTTACTCCTTTATATACCCTTTCAAGTTTTCCTGCGTAGCAGACTTTGCTACATACAGAGGTTTCACCAGGGCATGAGTAAGCCTTTCCACTAGGCAATCCAAAAGTGTTGGCAATTGTTGGGGTCTTTCCATTTTTCGATACAGCATTAGTTACCTTTCTGTCCATGCTTCTTTTTAGTTTCATGAGCGCCTTTCTTTCTTTTCTAATTCTAACATTTTTTTGCTACTTTGTCTAGTGTATTTTTTCTTATTTAATTTTGGGGAAGCAGCATTAGATCGCCTTAATTCCATTAAGCGTCTTAGGTCTTCACTACTCTTTTTAAACATAATCTAGTTTAACATTTTTAGGGGAAAAAATCAAATCGTACTTAATTCACAAAACGGACAAAATGGACGGGTCGGGGGGTTTTTATTCAGTCTCTACAAAAACATACCATTTAACTTTATCATCTTCAGTTAAAAACAATTCTGTTTCATCACCAAAGTCATCAGATAAAATTAATTGATATCCTTCTTTTGTTTCATTAATTGAAACGACTGTCAATAAATTATCCTCTACCTCAATTAGATCTTCTTCCATTAATTGATTAGGAAAAAGATAATCAGCGAAGCGTAGTTCCATGTTTGTCATTGTAGCAGTCATTTTATAGATACCCACCCATTTCTATAAAAAGTTTTGGTATACATTTTACCAATAGGGTCTGATAGGTTGTAAGTAGCATATTCTTTAGCATCGCCAAAGTCTACGCATTTATTCCAAGCATTTACAATTTCTAGTAAATCTGCGGTGCGTGTTGTTGATACAAGTTCTCCGTCATAGGAGATAGTTAGAGAATAGTTATATTCCATTTTAGTAGTCCTCTCTTTCAATAATCCAAGCGTCTAAGTGGTGATTAGAAATAATAGCATGGGCAGGTGCGCTAGTCAAACCTCTCCAAGATACGCCTTCAGGCAGGGGAATTTCTAAGTCCCATAGTCCTAAATCATTTACGGCGTCAATAGCCTCAATACAAGGTTGAACCATTGACTTAGGTACGGGTGGATAGTGATTAGCAGATAAGTGAATACCTATCTGAGTTTCTAAATCTAGGTGAATACCTAAATCCTCTAGTGTTCCGTCTGCCATTTCAGTAGCAAAATTACTTCCCATTTTAGTTAGCCTCCATAGTTCCAAATATAGCAAGTTCAGGCTCAGTTAGCAAGCCGTTGTCCCAAATAACGTCTCCGTCTTGGTCTAAGATAATATCATAGAGATTACACTCACAACTTTCAGCGTCAAAGTAGTCCTCTCCATTTCCGTAGTAGTGATAACCTGTGCCATTACAAATATGGCAACTCTTTATTAGGCGTAGAGCCAATTCAAGTTTTTCTGTCATTAGTTTATTTCCTTTCTTTATAAATAAATCCTATCATGGGGGACTGACAAAATCAAATCCCCCACGCCTTTTACCATGAAGAAGTGTAGTAAAAGGACAATTTGGACATTTCAGGCAATTCAAGCACACGCTTCAGTTTCTTGATAGTGTCCTTGATATCTGCCCAATACCATTCATCGATATCATATGAGCCAAAGAAAAATCCTGGCTGTGGTGGCAATAGATTAGGGTCTTTATTGAATAGAGCCTGTTGGCAGGTAGTCAATAATTCTTTCAATTTCTCATGGGATACATAGTAATCACCGCAGTCATCTTCACCCTGTTGTACATTATCTACAAACCATTTGTGTATCTGATTAGCCTTGCGCCAATAAGCACAAGTTACATCTACATGAACGCCATAGATATCAGTAGCAACACCTGCCATTCCAGCAGTATCTACAATATCATTCCAAAGTGGATTAATCACTTCAGGGCTGTCCATACTTATATCGTTATCACGATCAAGTTTATTCCAGTCAATTTTTTCCACATACTTTCTAGCGTGGAGATACATATCTAGTCCCATTTATTTTCCTTCTTTCTTAGTAGTCTGAAACTCTTACGGCAACTGTAGCCCACTCATCTTTTAGTGAGCCTGTTGGGCGATAGCGAATAGCAAAGTGTTCCCACCCTTCAGGTGGATAAGTGTCCTCACGCTTTTCAGCGAAGTTTATTATGCCACCATTGAAACGGCGGCGTAGTGAAGTAGGCGCATAGTATTGGTCTACTAGTAAATCAACAATAGAATAACCTCTCATTGTTTTTTCCTTTCTTTATTTTCAGGCTTCCAGCCTATCATTTTCTACTGACATTTTCAAATCGACACGCCGTAAAATCTCAAAATCTGAGAAAATATTTTCGTGATTATAATCACATTCCCCTTAAAGTTATCCACATATCCACAGGGTCGGGGCATTTAGTTGAAATTTCAAGCAGTTTTAAATCATGCTTAGGATCTGAAAACTACAATCCGTTTTCTTTTATATCTTGAATCATTAATCGCACAAGATAAATTGTTACAGTTAGCAAAGATAACTGAACGATAGTTGTTAGAAATCTACTCATGCTGGAATTAATCCTAACTCATCAATGCCACACGCTTTTTCAAATCGTGCTTTATCAAATCGCTCATTATCAGAAGCAAAATATTGTGCGAATTCCTCTACTAAATCTTCAAAAACTGCTGGGTGAATTTCCTCTGAAAATCCACGCAGAATGTCTGAAGTTTTTACATAGTCTTTTCTAGTCATCATTAGTTATTCTCCTCATCTAATAGAATGAAAGCATGAGTGCCACCATCATTTACACGCTCTAATTCTGCGAGTAATTCGTTACGAGTAAATTTAGAAGCGTTACCTATGATTTCTGTAACTGCTTGAATGTTCATGTCGTTGATAACCTGAACGGGTAGCATAGCAATTCTGCCTGCGAATGGTGAATCATTATGTATGCGAGAAATAAATTTCACGCCATTAGTAGTGAATGGATAGTCTGTATAAGTTGTGTTCATTATTTTAGTTTTCCTTTCAGAGTTCCTCTTACGCCAAGTAGGTCGCAAGAAATTTTTACAGAGATACCTTGTGGTAATTGTTCAGGGTAAGTAGAAATAAATTGTGCTACTGCGCCTTTAGAGGGAAGTGTGATAGTTTTTACTGAACCATTGAAGGTTTCAATTTTTACAGGATAGTTCATTGTTAGTTTTCCTTTCTTAGTCTGAAACTTTTACAGCGAGAGTGCGATAAGTATTACGCAGAGAATTAGTAGGGCGAATTTCTACAAGATAACTTTCGCAATTCTCATACCATACAGCGTGAGGGTGCTTTTCAGCATTTACAATTTCTCCCACTACTGAGCGAGAGCGATAAGTTTTTCCTACAAGTAGATTTTCTATTGAATAGACATTTGCGGACATTTAGTTCCCCTTTCAAGAGACTTTCATTTTCTTACTCTGTAAGTTTAGCATTTATCAGCGACAAAATCAAATCCAAAATGCTATCAAAACGGACATTTTGAAAAAATGAGAGATTTATCACATCTTACGTAAGGTGCGACACGCCCGAATGCGTCGGGGCATTTTTATGCAGTGCTATGAATTTTTATTCATCAATCTCATCTAGCAATTCCAAAAGAATTGGTTCTAATTCTTTTGCAGCGAGATCTAATTTTTCTTGTAGCGTTTTCAATTGTAACTCCTTTTACATTCTGAGCAAACAAAATTAATTTTGCAATAGCAACCTACTGCAAGTAGATTATCATTCTGATAGTCATAGTAGTCATCATAGAAATCTTTTTTCATTTATTTATCCTTTCACGCAGCATGAACAATGGGTAGGTAGAGAGAATAAGTACTTTAGCAAAGCCTTACGCTCAGACATAGAAATTTCAGGGTGATAGTTTTTTACACCACCATGCTGATATTCATATACGATTTTATCTAGTGTATTTTGAGATAACATTAGGCATACACTCCTTTCGCAATTAGAGAGTCTAACTTAGCAGATAGTTCATCTGCTTCATCTGAAACCCATTCAGAGATTTCATAGGTAGTCATGAATTCAGCAAGAGTCATTAGACCCTTGTATTCATTACAAGATACGCAGAAATTTTCATTAGCGTATTGTGAGCAGAAGCAACATACGATTTTATTAGCGTATGAAGCAGGTAAAGTGTTTATTGTATAGTGAGTCATTTTGACTCCTTTCTTTGAGATAACCTTTATCTCATCTTGATAGTATCTATCCTAACATAGACCACTGACATTCTACTGACGAGTATGCGTACAAAACGGACATTTCGAAATGTGATTCGTATCACACGCCCCGACCTTTAGGATCGGGCGTTTTAGTGTAGAAATTACTCTACATCTAAAACTGTAAATGCATCAAACTTTTCTAATTCTTCATCAGAAAGTTTATGCAAAATTTTGTTTAAACTAAACACTGCATCAATATCAGTTTCAGCATCAGTTACAAAACTAATTAAAACATTTTTCTTAGTCAAGGTAAATTCCCCCTTTCACATTTTTATGATTTACACACACATTACCTTTTGGAATTGGTGTGTGGCACTTGAAGCAAAGCATTTGCATAGGTGCTTTAGTTACGATTGCTAATTCAAGGTCTAGCAATTCTGCAGTGGTAGCATCTTCAATGTCTACCCACCCTGCACCCTCATTATTCATGCGGAAAATTTCTATTGACATTTAGTTATCCTTTCTTAGAGATTACAAGCGACATGTTCGCTATGTGTATGATTTTTTTCTATGCAATTTTTTCTTAGTTCATGGAAACTACTGCAACGCATTTCGTGATAGTTTATCCAATCTTTATGGACTACCTTATCACAAGTTAGGCAGAAGTGCCATTTGTGGTTATCTTTTTTGATAACCTTTCCGTCTACTACATCGTAGCGTTCAACGAATTTTTTAGAGTGTGAGCAATCATTTACTCTACATTTATTTACTTTAGTGTTAGTCATTTTTAGACCTAACCTTTCTTTATTTGATACTAGTATCCTAACACCTACCACTGACATTTTGAGGGGTATAAAACGGACATTGTGGACATTGTGATGTAAGACACATGTGATGTAGACCACAGCGCCCGACCCGTGTGGTGTAAATCACATGCGACACGCCGTGCTAGGACTTGACTTTTGGAGGGTAGTGTGCTAGTATTCTACTATAGAAAATTAAATAAGGGTAGAAATAGTAAATAGGCGAAATCCCTGCCACTAGAATTAAAAAAAAGAAAGGTGGTCTCAAATGACTACATTAACACTCAATGATAAAATCGCTATCGCTGCAGAAAAGGTAGCCAATGGCGAACTAGTATCCTTTAGAGGTGCTAGTGTTACTACATACGCTAAGGTTATGCGCCTTGCTAATAGAATTAAGCAAGAGCGAGAATTCCCACAATGCCCATGTGGAGAGTGTGACTAACACCACACAACGCCTACGGCGTGTCGTCTTGACTTTTGGCGGTATGTCTGATAGGATACTCAGTATCAAAACTAAATAAAGGACACAAGGCTAATGAGCCTAAGCAAATAAGTGTGATACAAATCACAATGAGCCTTAGCAAATAAGTAGCCAAAATGTCAGCCCCCTAGTATAAGATAGAACTATAAACAGAAAGAAAGAATAGGAAATAAAATGAAAATCGAAACAGCAATTTGGAATGGTAAGAAAACACGAGTATTGGCAGTGCCATCATTCTCATCATCAGAGGAAGCCCTAGAGTTTCTAAAAGAGATACAGAAATTAGATAAAGACGCTACTCTTACTATCACCTCAGTAAGTCAGTAAGAAAGGATAACTAAAATGATAAACTCAGTTTATGTAGCAGAATGCTCAACATGTAACGGCAAAGGCATGGTGTTCTTTGGCGATAACTATGATTACTCAATAGAGCCTTGCGAGTGTGTTGCGTGATATCTGAAAGAGATAGACGCAGAGCACACCTAGAAGCAGGGGGTACCATAGAAAACTATGACCGCTCACATTACCCCCAATGGTACAAAGATAAATTAGAAAAGGAAAGAAATGAAACTAACAATAACAAGCATGGCAGGCAACACCAGCACAATGGAATTGCCAACTAAAGAAAATGTATTTTATTTTATTGACTTATACAAAAAGTCACTAAAGAAAAATCAACGTGTAAAAATTACATGTGATATTTTAGGAATTGACGGATACCTACAGGGTACAGCGCCTTTGCGCTGATCCTTGTGGTGTGCTCACTATTTTTTTTATTTTTATTTTTATAAATCATGCATCATACATCTTAGAAAAATTTTCAGATTTTTGCTATAATAAAAACATGACCTTTTGCAAACATGTATATCAAGAAATGGAAGAAGAGATTTGCCCTATTTGTGGCGGGTATACACATAAACTAGATTGGGCATATCAAGCAGAGTTACATAGAGAATGGATCGCATCTGGAAAAGCCACATTACAGGGCTGGTGGTCTATTTGAAATTTGCGGCGGTATTATTACTAGCAATTTTTATATTTTTAAACTACATGGCATATCTACAACAACAGTCCTGGGGATAACTACCATTTCCCTATAGGACAATATGCTTTTTCTAATTGTGTTTTTAATTTCATAAAACATCCACACTTTTTACATCTCTGGGATAATTTAGAAAAATGTTCACAACCTCTGCATATTTCAAGGCGGTATGCAGCCAATTCTTCTGGCGATCTTGGAGAACCATTAATTAAATCCCAAGGTGTAACATCCTTATTGTCTGAAGACATTTTTAATAATACTCCATATGCCAATACTAATTATCAGAGCAATGCTCATTTCTAACAAAAACTCCCACATCCTTTAATTATAGCCTATGCCAGAGATAAACACAACTTTCTAGACATAGTGTATGCTTGCATACATTGTTTGTCTATAGGAAGGTTTGTAACTCTATTTTCGGCTTCGGTTTATACCCGCCGAATTTTATCTCAAATAATGATATAATTCATTTCATGACTGCACAAGATTGGGCTGGAATGATTTTAACGGTTTTGTCCATAATTGGCATTGTCGGAGTAGGTGCGAGGTGGATTGTGAAAAAATACGTCGAAGAGATTTTGTCCGAACTTAAGCCAAATTCTGGATCAAGTTTAAAAGATCAGGTTACACGGCTTGAAGATAAAATGGATAAAGTGTTTGATTTAATGATTGACCATCTTAAAGATCACCCTAGCAAATAATTACTATTTACTATATATATAATATATAAAGATATTTAATTTATTAAGATATTTCTTTTTTCTTTATATATTTAAATTATACACTTAATATCCTGGCTTGTCAAGTCAATTCCTGGTTTTCTTTATAACTTTTTGATAACTTTTAATATCACTGGTAATTTTTCTTTTTCCAATACTTATTTTTGTAGTAACCTCTGAATTTAGAATTTTGCCTGGTCTTTTCGTAATTAGCCCATTCCATAAGTTTTCCAGTTTTATCTTGTACTCCACGCCAGTCATCACGCTTAAACGGTAATACGTGGATAATTGGAGTTCCAGCGGGGATTACACCTTCAAAACCTTTTTGTAGATAGAATGGCTGATTTCCCCAAATGCCCCACTCATCAGTATCCATAATTCCGCTTGTTGTTATAAAAGGAAGATCTGAGCGATTAAGCGGGTGCGTAAATAAACAACTATATCCTTTGGGTGTCTTAATTCCCCAATGACTCCACCAACTAAAAATTAATGGTTCAAATCCAACAGGAACAGGCATATGGCTTGGAACGCTTCTACTTTCGACTTGTCTTAACTCTTCTTCTTTATGAAGCCAAGTAATTCTTGGACCGCCATTTACTTGTCTAATTTGTATATCTGCCCAAAGATTAAAAGTATACCCACTTGTAAAAGAATCTAAAAATGGCATACATGTTTTTGCCGTTGTATTAATATCATTATTTTCTACAATCATAGTACCTTTAGGCACACCAGAAATATCTTCGTAACTAGGAATTTTTTTATACCAGTCTGGAATCTCTACTTTTTTAGGTGCAGGAACAACTTCTTCTACAAGTTTAGAACTTGGATAAAAAATAATTTCTTTCATATTACCCCCTTAGTAAATTCTAGCACAAATAATGTTATAATTCAAATTGCTGGCACCCTAGGTTGCTCTCTACCCACCCCCACTGCCCCTAGGGTGTTCAGCCTTATTTTGTGATATAATCAAACATTATGGCATGTTCTTCCTGCGCTACATCTCTTGAACAATTCGGTGCTGAACCAGTTAATGTTCAGTGGAAAGTTGTACGTGGAAGTAATGGAAGTTTAACAATTGACTTTTTAGAGATTGATGAAACTACCTCTTTTGACACGTCTGGCTGGACCTATAAGGCAACTTCATATGATCCGCTAGGTAATGTCTTAGACAACTTGCCAGTAGAGGCTACAACAGGATCTGTAACAATTAGCGTTGATGGTTGTATTACAGAAAATTGGGGAACAGGATATAAAAATATTGTTGCCGAATTACCATTTGATTTACAAGTAACAATTCCAAATGAAACTGTTAGTGGAGTAACTGCAGAAGATATAATTTGGACACCAGTTATTGGTACAATATGTGTATTAGGTAATGTAACTCCAGGAGGAAGTCTATGACAAATCTACCGCCAGTCATTAAGGTTAGTAGCCCACGTCCAGAACTTCCACCTTTAATTAAAGTCGACAATAAGGTTTATAAGGTGAGAGCATAATGGCATTTCCAGGTACATATAATTTTAGTTACTATAAAGGCGATACAAATGAATTTGTTATCCGCCCAAAAAATTCTGATGGATCTGCTTTTGATCTAACAGGGTTTAGCGCAGATTTTTTTATTGCAACTAGCCGTGGTGATAATCCTACATACAGTGTTGAAGCACAGGCTGTTGTAGATTCTACAAACGATATTGTTACTTGTACAATTCTGCCAGGTGTTGGATCTACTTTAGATGCTGGCACATACGTTTATGACGTTGAAATTACATCTGGACCTTCTGTTATTTACACTTTAATCACTGGCACAATTACGGTAACAGAACAAGTCACAGGTGCTGCATAATGCCAGAGGTATTACTTTCTAACGACGATATTACAGTTCTTGGTCCACCACCAATTGTTGAGGTATTGGTTGATATTGGACCACAAGGAACTCGTGGAAGCCAATTTTTTGTTGGGGTAGGAAATCCAAATATTATAGATATTGGACAAACGCCTAACCTTAATGATTTATATATAAATACATCACCTGGTGGAGAACTAGGTTATATTTATCAGTATCAGGCTTCTCCAGGAGGAAACTCTTGGGTAGAGGTTCTTGACATTTATCCTGCTGTTTACTCAACTAACTATGATGTTACATTTGAGTCAGGCAGTGCAGAAGTAGTTATTCCAATTGCAGACATTGTTACTGTTACTGGTACCCCGCTTACTGCAGAAAACTTTAGTGTTCAGTACAGCATTGCACATACAAATCCAGTTGCTTCAGCAATGCAGATTCCACCACTTGTAGGATCTGGAGATAACTTAGTTATTAATCTTGAAGCCATAGAATATGTAAGCAGTGCTTGGTCAGGACTTGACGAGCCAGTTACTGTACATTTCCATATCAGTATCGTTGAGGCTCCAACGGTATCATAATTATGGTATAATTTTGGAGAGGTGACCTAATGGCAACAGAATCAATCGGAGTGTTAATTCCAACAGCAATCCCAGGATATGCTGATGCAGCAGACATTCAAGCAGCACTACGTGCTTATCACTACGGATCTTACTCATATGATCCAGCAAATACATCTGCAAACAATCTTGTTACGCCATCTATGGCAAAAACTATTTATGATATTCAGGCAGATATCACAGATCTTGAAAATCGTCCATCATCAGGTGGAGAAGTAAATAATACTCAGCCAGTACCAGGAGATTTTACTCCTGCAGAAATTCCAGACGGCTTTATCTGGGTAGATTCTGACGGTACAATTGGTGGAGCACCAACATCTGCTACAGCAATTTTTACAAACTCTGCTCCAACATCTGGATTAACAACAGGTCTTGTTTGGGTAGATAAAGATGCAGCAACAATTACAGATAATCCTTTTATTCCACAATCAGTAATTAATGCTAAAGGAGATATCATAGTTGGTACTGCAAATGATACTGCTTCTGTTTTGAATGTTGCAGCAACTAATGGATATGTTCTTTCTGTTAACTCATCAACAACAAGTGGACTTGAATGGATTACTCCTCCAGGAGATATTTTAGGAGTTACAGCCTCAACAGGTTTAACAGGTGGCGGAACATCTGGTACTGTTTCTTTGGCGGTAGATACAACAGTAGTTGCAACAACAAATAATACTTTAACAATGTCAGCAAAGACATTAACATCACCAACTATTACTGGTCCAACTATTACTGGTACAACAAATATTCAACAGTTACTTGAAAAAGTTACTGTATCAACATCTGCTCCTACAGCAACAACAACTTATGATGTTTTGACAAATGGAGCAGTTACATATATTACAGCAAGCAATACAAGCAACTGGACATTAAATGTTCGTGGAGATGCTACAACAAGCCTTAATACTGTTATGTCAACTGGACAGTCTTTGACAATTGCTTTGCTAACTACAAATGGCGCAACAGCATATTATCAGTCAGGATTCCAGGTTGATGGAGCATCTGTTACTCCAAAGTGGCAAGGTGGAACTGCCCCTTCTTCAGGAAACACTTCTTCAGTAGATATTTATTCAATTACAATTGTAAAGACAGGAAACGCTGCTTTCACAGCATTTGCTTCACAATCTAAGTTTGCATAGGGGAGATACTGATGCCATTAATTGGAACTCGTGGTGGTGCATCTGCAAGAGGTTTTGGTAGATTTAATGGTGGCGCATCAGGAAAAATAATTTCTGTTCTTATGGTTGCTGGCGGTGGCGCTGGTCAAGGTAATATGGGTGGCGCAGGTGGTGGCGGTGCGGGTGGTGTTGTATATTCAGATACATTCACAGCAGCAATAGGAACACAATATTCAATTTCTGTAGGATCTGGCGGTACAGGTGCTGGATATAATAAAACAAGTGGATCTAATGGCGGTAATTCAACTTTTTCTAATTTTACTGCATATGGTGGTGCAGGAGCAGGTTGCGGTGGCTTAACAGTTAGTGGTGGATCTGGTGCAGGTGGCGGAGAAGACTGCGGTACACCTGGAAACTCAACACAAACAAACTTTAGTAGCGCAGAGGGAAATGCAACAGGATACGGTAACCCTGGAGGAAATACAAATAACGCTAATGCACGTCGTGGTGGCGGAGGCGGAGGCGCTGGAACCGCTGGAGGAAATGCTGATGCCAATAAGGCTGGAGATGGCGGAAGTGGTTTAAGTACTTGGTCAACATGGGCAACTGTTACATCTAGTGGTTCAGGTGGATTTTATGCTGGAGGTGGCGGAGGAGCAAGTAACTCTGGTACAAATGGTAGCGGTGGTTCTGGTGGAGGAGGAAGCGCACAAGGTGGCGCTGGTACTTCATTAACTGGTGGCGGAGGAGCAGGAATTTCTCCAGGCGGTACAGTTGGTGGTAACGGTGGCTCTGGTGTTGTTATTGTTAGAATGGCTGATAGTATTACTCCAGCATCAACAACTGGATCTCCAACATCTTATACAAGTGGTGGATTCCGTTATTATAGATATACAGGGGCAGGGAGTATAACTTTCTAATGGCACATTTTGCAAAACTAGATGAAAGCAACATTGTATTAGAAGTACAACTTGTTGCTAATGAAGCCCTTGATCCTAATAATGAAGAAGGATCAGGTATTGCATTTTTAACAGAATGGTCTGGTGGACATTCTAACTGGAGACAAACATCTTATAATACAGTTGGTGGCGTTCATCTTTTAGGTGGTACACCATTTAGAAAAAATTATGCAGGAGTTGGATATTTATATGATCCAATTAGAGATGCTTTTATTCCTGTAAAAGATTTCCCATCATGGATTTTTAATGAAGAGACTTGTAGATGGGATCCGCCAACACCATATCCAAATGATGGTGAAGACTATTCTTGGGATGAAATAAATCAATCCTGGATTCCATCAGCAGTTTGACATACTACTTTTAGTGTAGTATACTTTTATTAGGTGGGGTTATGAAAAAAAATATTATTAAGTTTATTCCAGTTGATGACATATCTTTTATTGAGCCTGTTCCTGCATCAAAATTTATTCCAGATTGGTATAAAAATGCAGAAGGTTATGTAGGCGGTAAAAAAGCAAAAGTAAAAGATAGTCCTGTTGGCAAACCAACAATTAAAAAATGTATGCCAGTATTTGATTCAATGACTGCTGGGTATATAATGTTTACTCAGGTTGATATTTCTTTTAGTGATGAGATGGAATATGATCCATTTGGAAATGAAATAGGAAATGTAAAATATTGGCATTATGCTTCTAGTAGTGACTTTACTAAACCAGTAACTGCTCATGACGCACATCAATTGCCTGACTACCCTGGTTTTGATGACAGTTTAGGCGGGGCAGGAAAGTTTGAGCAACCTTTTGCAATTAAAACACCAAAAGGATATTCCTGTCTTTTTATAAATCCAGTTCATAGAGATACTCAGCCTTTTGAGATTTTAGAGGGTATAGTAGATACTGACCTTTACCATGGTCCAATTAATTTTCCATTTATTTTTAAAGACAATACATATACTGGCATAATCCCAGCAGGTACTCCAATTGCTCAAGTTATACCTTTTAAAAGAGAGTCTTGGCAGATGAATGTCGATAAAACTGACATAGATCAGGTTTTAATGCAAAATAAAAAGTTGCATACTGTTTGGTGGGAAGGCTATAAAAGATGGTGGTGGAGCCGCAAAGAATTCAAGTGAAATGTGGTACAATTAATCTGATATAATTCCATGTAGGAGGAATAATGGCAACTATCAACACCACAGATCCGAAACCAGGGTATGTATACAATCAAGACGATGATACATGGTATCCACTATTAGGATTAACAACACAATCTCTTGATTCACTAACAGATGTTTCTATTACATCTCCTACAACAAGTCAGGTTTTAAAATATAACGGAACAGTTTGGGTAAATGGCGAAGACGCAGGTCTACCATCACTATCTGGAAACGCTGGCAAATATTTATATACAGATGGAACCACATCTTCATGGGCTGTAGTTGATTTAAGTTCACTAGAGATCATGAATATTATGGGTGCATACTAAAAGAAAAAGGAGTAGTAATTAATGGCTACAACATCTAAGGTACTGTATCGTGGAGCAGCAACAACATCATCTACCACGCTTTATACACAACCAAATACCTCAACAACAACAGTAGTTACAGATATTGTTGTTACAAATACTGCTGCAACTGGTGCAACATATGAATTAAATATTGCAGGAACTGTATTAGCAAAAACAGTTTCAATTGCTGCAAATGATTCTGTTGTTATTGGCATCAAGCAGGTTATTCCACCTAGCAATCCAGCAGCAACAATTACAGGTCTTGCATCTGCTACAACAGTAAACTTCCATATTTCTGGAGTGGAGATAGCATAATGACAATCCGCAGATTTAGCGCATCAAGTATTAACTCTGGTGTTGAATATAATGCATTTTCTGCGGGTGTAACACCAATTCCATCTGTTCCTACTATTAGCGCTGTAACATCTAATACACAAACAAGCGCAACACTTACTATCACACCAGGAACATATGCTGGAACTACTTATACTGCAGTATCAACTCCAGGAAATATTTCTGCATCATCAACATCAACTACTATTACAGTAAATGGTGTAACTAGTGGTACTTCTTATACATTTACAGTTACTGCATCAAACTCTACGGGAACTTCTGCAGCAAGTGCTCCAAGTACTTCAGTAACAATTTTAAGTTTGCCTACCGTTAGCGGTGGCATTTTAACTTCAGACTCAACATACTATTATAGAACATTTACAAGTAATTCAAGCCTTACAGTTACAAATGGTCCAGTAACTGCTGACGTTCTTGTTGTTGGTGGAGGTGGATCTGGTACACAGGCAGGTGGCGGTGGTGGTGGTATTTTCTATGCAACTAACCAATCACTTGCTTCATCTTCATGGACTGTAACAGTCGGTAGTGGTGGACCATATAATACAACACAAGTACCTTCTACGTCTTATGCTGGTCAAGATAGCATCTTTGGAACTTTAACTAGAGGAAAAGGTGGCGGTAATGGTGGAGCAAATAATGGTATTAACGTACAGGCAAATCTAATTGGCGGTTGCGGTGGTGGTGGTTGCGGATCTGACGCACAAGCATCACAGCCTGGAGGTCAAACTAATCAGACTGGAACTGGTGGCACAGGATACGGAACTGATAATAGCAGTTGTATCGGAGCACGTCGCTCTGGTGGAGGTGGCGCATCTCCAGCAGGAGCAGGAAGTTCTGCGGGTTCTTCCGATAATGGAGGTAACGGAGCAAATGGGTTTACCTCATTCTCTTCTTGGATCAATGTTATTAAAACTGGAATGGATGCAACATTCCAATCTGTTGTAGGTAACTCAGGTTATCTTGGAGCAGGTGGTGGTGGATCTGGTGAATTTAATGGCAATTCTGGCGGTGCTGGCGGAGGCGGAAATGCTTCTAGAGCATCGGCAAATGCTGGAGCAGCAAATGTTGGAGCAGGTGGCGGTGGATCTTACACACTAGGCGGTAATGGCGCTGGCGGTTCTGGTCTTGTAATTGTTCGTTATACAAAAGCACAGGTAGGTGGATAATGGCTCACTGGGCAGAATTAGATGAAAATAATGTAGTTCTTCGTGTAACAGTTGGAGACAATAACGATCCAGCAGGTGACGAAGGTTATTCTTGGCTAATTAATAATTTGGGTGGAAGATGGGTAAAAACTTCTTACACAGCAAGAGCAGGAAAAAAATTAAATCCAGAAGATTGGCAACCAACTGATCAACCAGGATTTAGAAAAAACTTTGCTGGTGCTGGATATACATATGATGAAGAACGTGATGCATTTATTGCACCAAAACCATATCCTTCCTGGATATTAGATGAAGATGAATGTTGCTGGTACGCACCAGTTCCAAAACCTACAGATGATGCTTCATACGAATGGGATGAAGAAAATCAACAGTGGGTTGAAATTCCACGAGCAGACTAAGATTAGGAGATGCAGTTAATTCTGCTATAATATCACTATGGCAATAACAATAGACTCAAGCGGTAAACCTGGATATATGTTTCAGCAGGGGGCAACCTCTACTGATGGTGTTTGGTATTTACTTGCTGCTAAATCTGACACCGCTTCTGGTTACGACTGGTATGGAGCACATACATTTTTTAATACTGTAACAACAGATGCTACTGTTATTTTAAGAGATGGTTTTAATAACTTTCTTAATCCTGCTGCAAGAGATGCAGCAATAACATCTCCAGTACAGGGAACACTTGCTTTTGTTCGTCAAGACTCTGGTGGAAACACAATAAACCAAATTCAATACTACTCTGGATCTACATGGACAGCAGTAGATGCTGATATTACTGGAGTTACAGCCTCAACAGGTTTAACAGGTGGCGGAACATCTGGTACTGTTTCTTTGGCGGTAGATACAGCCGTAGTAGCAACTACAAATAACACTCTTACAATGAGTGGTAAAACATTAACAACTCCAACATTAAATACTCCAGTAATTAATCAGGGAATTTTAGTTTCACCAGAAGAGCGTGTAAATGTTGTTGCATCTGCAGCAACTGGAACAGTAGCACTAGATGCCCTTACTGCAGGAACAATGCTTTATACATCAAATGCAACAGGTAACTGGACACTAAATGTTCGTGGTAGTTCTTCAACATCTCTTAATTCAATTTTAACAACTGGAGACTCGATTACTGTTGTATTTTTAAATACTAATGGAGCAACAGCATACTATCAAACTGCTTTCCAAATTGATGGAGCATCTGTTACTCCAAAGTGGCAAGGTGGTACAGCGCCATCTTCTGGTAATACATCAAGTATTGACTCCTATGTATTTAATATCATTAAAACAGCATCTGCTACATATACAGTTCTAGCATCTCAAACTAAGTTTGCGTAGGTAGTCCCATGAGTCCATTAACAGAACTCATAGGTGGTGCAAAGGCTTATGGATTAAATTCAAATGCAAAAACAATTACCCCAACAGTTGAACTTTTACTTATTGCTGGTGGCGGCGGTGGTGGTAATGGAAATATTGGATCTGGAGCAGGTGCTGGTGGCTATAGATATTTTGCATCTCAAACAACTCCAAATGGTTCTTTTACTATTACTGTTGGTAGTGGTGGTGGTGCACAAACAAAAGGAAATAATTCAGTTTTTTCTACTTTAACTGCTACAGGTGGTGGTAATGGAATAAATCAATCAAGCGCTCCTGGAACTGGTGGTTCTGGAGGTGGTGGATCTTGGAATGGATCATATCCATCAGGTGCACCAGGTGCTGCTGGTAATGAGGGCGGTTATTCACCAGTAGAAGGTTATGCTGGAGGTAAAGGACACGGCGCTGCTGCTTCATCTGCTTATGCATATCCACCAGGTGGCGGTGGTGGTGCAGGTGCAGTCGGTGTTGACTGGAATGGTTCAAATAAAGTAGGTGGTGCTGGCGGTGCTGGCGTTTCTTCATCAATAACTGGTTCATCAGTTACTCGTGGTGGCGGTGGAGGTGGGGGAGCCTACGGACCTGAAGGTGGTTCTGGAGGTGCTGGTGGTTCTGGTGGTGGCGGTGCTGGAACTGGAAGCGGTGGCGCAAGTTCAGGAACTGCAAACACAGGTGGTGGAGGCGGAGGAAGTGGAACAGGTGGTAGTGGTGGTTCTGGTGGATCTGGAATTGTAATTATTGCTTATCCAAGTTCATATCCAGATATAACAAGTATTGGTGCAGGATTAACATATACAAAAGACACTTCTTCAAGAAGTGGATATAAAGTTTATTCATTTACAGCAGGAACAGGTTCGGTGACATTCTAATGGGACACTATGCATTTTTAGATGAAAACAACATCGTTACAGAAGTAATTACTGGAAAAGATGAAAATGAAGTTGTAGAAGGTATTTCTGATTGGGAAACTTACTATGGTGAATTCCGTGGTCAGGTTTGTAAAAGAACTTCTTATAATACATATCACAATGAACATAAATTAGGCGGTACACCATTTAGAAAAAACTATGCAGGCATTGGCTATACGTATGACGAAAAAAATGATGCTTTTATACCACCAAAACCATTTCCATCATGGATTTTAGATACAACAATTTTTGATTGGATTTCTCCAGTTCCATATCCAGAAGATGGTGGTCTTTATATTTGGGATGAAGTAACACAATCTTGGATTGATTTTCAATAAATATTAAAAAAATAACCCCCAAGGCATAAAGCCAAGGGGGTATTTTTATTTCCAATTATTTATTAGGAAATTTATTTAACCATTTATTCGCAGCACCAGTTTTTATTGATGACCATGAACTCCAGTCTTCTCCGCCTTTAGTCATGTGAAACACGGCTTCTGCGTTTTTAACTGGGCTAAATAGTTCAGCATTTAAATCAAGATCAAGTTTATCCCTACGATCTGGACCTAAAGTTCCAAGCATGTTAATCTGAAAGATACCATAAGAGGAATCTCCAGTCTTGGTGTTTCCATTAAAAGCAAATGGACGACCATTGGATTCAGCCTTAGCAACTGCCCAAGCAGTTCTTAGACCTTTTCCAGTGAACCCTACTGCCTTAAGTAATTCAACCAACTGGCTGTCAGTCAAACTTGTCGCATTTTCATACTTAGTAAGTATTTCTTTATTTTTATCCTTAGAAAGCAGAAAAGCCACCTTTGGGGTGGCAAGAGAAACTGCTCCCTTTTTAGATAAATTATTACTAGCAGCATTACTTGGAATAGCCCCCAAAATAGAGACCAAAACAAATGTGCAACTAATTACCCCTACAAGCATTTTATTGTTATTCAAGTTTTTCCTCCTAAAATGCATATAGCACCATAACAGTGCTATAGCACTAGTATAACATAAATATTACCCGCAAGTCAAGTTACGTGAAGTGATATAATATAATAACTATGGCATCAGGTGAAACAACAATATATGATATTCCTTACCCTGTCAATTCTGACCCAGTAGATGTTGCTGGAGATATTCAAGCATTAGCAGAGCGTATAGAGGTTATTTTACCTACTATTGGTTTGCCTTATCATACTATTGAAGTTACAAATGATAGTGGTGTAACAATAAATAAAGCAGATCCAGTTTATATTTCTTCATATAATTCTACAAGTGGTAAGCCCGAAGTTACAAAATCACAAGCAAGTGATATAACAACATTTCCAGTAATAGGATTAGCACAAGCATCAATTGGAAATGGTAGCGATGGTGTAGTAGTTATTTCTGGTGTGTTTACAGGAGTTGATACTTCTACATATACCGCTGGAGATACACTATATGTTGGATCAAGCGGTGGTCTGACTGCAACGCAACCAATTACAGCAACAACAAACTCAGGTGTAGTCGGAGTTGTTTCAAAAGCAAATGTTAATGGAACTATTTTAGTTGGTTCATTTAAAGGTAATGGCACTTGGGGATCTATGAAAGCAGGGTTAGCATAATGGCACAATATCGAAATCAGTCACCATATCAAATTGGCTCTATACCACCACAATCCGTATGGACAATTGTTAGAGGAGATACGGCATCTTTTAAAATGTATGTACAGGATGACTCTGGAAATCCTTTGGTAATTCCTGATTGGACAATTAAAATGGATTTTTATAGAGAAGGCGCAACAAGCAATCCAGTTCTTGAAGTATTTCCAGAAGCAGATCCAGATGACGGTAGCGGTGAGTTTACAGTATTTTTAGAATCTTCTGAAACAGAGATTTTACAAACTGAAGACCAGTTTGATATTCAAATGTCTCTACCATTAGATGAGGTAGTTTGGACAGTTTTGCAGGGTACCGTAACAATGGTAGAGGATATCACTGACTAATGGCAACAGCCACTGTTATTAATACAGACAGTCAAAGGGTTGTTGAAATTAACCCTACCTGTAAAAATAGAGAATCTATTGTTTTATATGAACTTCCTTTTAAAATAAGAATAACAAATATTAAAGTCCCAGGTTATAGCCCTATAGATGTGCCTCCAATTGGCATTGCTATCGTTGGTTTGAATAACTATATTTTATGATATAATCACAATATGGCAATCCTACCCATCAATCAACTAAAAGCAAAATTTGAGACTGGCGATAGACCAACAGGACAAGACTACGCTGATTTGATTGATACAGCATCTTTTAGAGCAGACTCTTTAGGTGGGGATGGAAATAACGCCGTAACAGTAAATGGTATAGAGTCAGCAACAGTCTTTGACACTATTGATACCTCTGTATGGAGAACTGTAAAGTATATGATTCAGTTGTCACATGTTGGGTCAAATTCTTATAGAAGTACTGAAATTAACTTAGTTTTTGATGGAACTAACCAAAATGTTACAGAGTTTGCCTCAGTTGCTAATACTGGAAATAATGTTGGAAATATAACTGCCAGTTTAAATTCTGGTACAATTAGCATGACGGTAACACCAACACTAACGCCGATGACCATAAGGTACTACCGCACTGGTTTGAAGGCTTGACCCAAAGGAGTAAAGAATGGCTACAGTCGACAAAGCCTTTCGTATTAAAAATGGGCTTGTAGTAGAAGGATCATCTGCTACAGTCAATGGCTCTAATGTTTTGACAGAAGCCAGCACAGAGTTTCTCCAAGACACAACTGGAGCAATGTTTACAAATGGTACCTATACAGGTATTACATTTACTTATAACGACTCAACAGGTGTAATTGATGCTGCAGTATCTACAACACCTACATTTTCAGATAGAATTATTTTTGAAGGCTTAACCCCTGACGCATATGAATTAACACTTCTTTCACCAGAACCAACACAAGATGTTACAGTAACACTTCCAAATGCAACAACAACTCTTGTTGGTAAGGATACAACAGATACATTTACAAATAAAACTTTTAATACAGCATCAACTGGAAATACACTTCAGATTAATGGAAATACTGTAAACTCTTATGTAGGATCTGGATCAAATGTTGTTCTTAGCAGCAGCCCTACAATTACTTCTCTATATGTTGCAAATGGTCTTAATGTTAATGGTGCAACAACAGGAACTACACAAATTGTTGCAGCAAATACAGCATCAGGTGTTTTAACACTACCTGCAGCAACAGGAACAATTGCTCTTACTTCTGATATCCCATCTTTGACAGGGTACGTAACAGAAACTGGTACACAGACACTAACAAATAAGACAATTTCTGGTACATCAAATACAATTACAAACATTGCAAATGGTTCTCTTGAGAATTCATCAATTACAATTAATGGTACAGCGACTTCACTTGGTGGAACTCGTACACTCGTAACAGATGATATTTCTGAAGATGCATCACCAACAAATAAGTGGTTTACTGATGAACGAGCACAGGATGCAGTAGCACAGGCAATTGCAAATGGTACTCAAACAAATATTACAATTACCTACGATGATACTGCAAACTCACTATCATTCAACGCCTCTGGCGGAGTATCAAGCATCTCTGGAACAGCAAACCAAATTGCTGCATCAGCATCTACTGGAGCAGTAACTCTTTCTCTTCCAAATGCAGTAACATTCCCAGGAACTGTAACACTTAATGCAGATCCAGTAAATGCTCTTGAAGCAGCAACAAAGCAATATGTTGATGCTGTTGCACAGGGTTTAAATGTTCATGCTGCTTGCCGTGTTGCAACAACAAGTAATGTTGATTTATCAAATGCTCTTGAAGCAGGAGATGTAGTAGATGGCGTAACGCTAGTCGCTGGTGATCGTGTTCTTGTTAAATCACAGTCAACGACTTCTCAAAATGGTATTTATGTAGTACAGTCTTCTGGAGCAGCAGTTCGTGCAGCAGACTTTAATACACCAACAGAAATTGTTCCAGGTGATTTTACATTCGTATCTGAAGGAACACTTTATAACAATACTGGATGGGTACAAACAGAAGTAGTAACTACAGTAGGAACTAGCCCAATTGTATTTGAGCAGTTCTCTGGTGCTGGAACATACTTGGCTGGCAACGGTATAACACTAACTGGAAATACATTTGCAATTGACACAGCAATTACTGTAGATCTAAACTCTACTCAAACTCTTACAAATAAGACTCTAACAAGTCCAAGTTTGACAAATCCAACAGTATCAGGACTATATCTCTCAGACAATAACATTGTTATTGAGGGTACAAACGATACACACGAAACCACATTAACATTTACAGATCCTACACAGGATAATACAATTACATTTAAAGATGCTACAGGTACCGTTGCATTTACATCAGATATTGAAACTGCTGTAGATAACTTTGGTAATGCAGTAACTGGTGGTACAGGAATTAGTGCTTCATATGCATCAACTTCAAATGTACTAACAATTACAAACGTAGGCGTAACAAGCATTGCAGGAACTGCTGATCAAATTTCAGCAACTGCTTCAACTGGTTCAGTAACATTGTCTCTACCACAGAGCATTGCTACAACATCTAGCCCAACATTTGCTAGTGCAACACTTGGATATATTACTCTTGCAGATGCATTTATTGGAACTGCTACAACAAGCATTTCTGGCACAAGCGCAACTGTAGTTGATTCATGGTCAGCAGCATCATTTGGTTCAGCAAAGTATATTGTTCAAATGACAAATGGAAATGACGTTGAAGTTCTTGAGGTTCTTGTAACTGTAGATGGAAATAACAATGTCTATCTAACAGAATATGCAGATATTCAGAGCAATACACAACTTGGTACAACAGATGCAGATTATTCAGGCGGAGATGTTCGTCTGCTAGTCACATCAACAAATGGTACATCAGTAAAGGTACACAAGACGCTTATCGAAGCGTAATGTGAACCACGAAGGGACAGTGAACTTCAGTGGCAACAACAAATAAAGACTTTGTAGTAAAGCAAGGACTCAAGGTTGCTACTGGAGTTACATTTCCAGATAATTCTGTACAAACAACAGCCTATACAGGTTCACCACTAACTGTAGGATCAACATTTCCAGTAAGTCCATCTACTGGCGCTATGCATTTGGACACAGTAACATCAAAAATATATTATTATTATAACTCTACTTGGAATCCTTTAGCAAATTATGATGATACACAAAGTGTTGTTGATCATGATCACGATGCTGGTGGTTTTGTAGAAGATACATATCAGTACACTGGAAATGGTGTAACATTGCCAGCATTTATTTGGAAAGATTTTGATGGTGGATCTCCATCTACAACGTCATTTTCAGCAGTTATAGACGGTGGGGCAGCAGTATGACAAATTTTGGTATAATAGAACCTAACATGGAGGTAAATCGTGGCAGTTAGAATTCAGATGCGTAGGGGCACGACCTCCGAATGGAATAATGCAGACCCAACACTAAATGCAGGAGAGATTGGCTACAATACAACCCTGGCAGCATTTAAAATTGGAGACGGATCTACAGTATGGTCTGAGTTAGATTATTATCAGACAGCAGCCAGTATTACTCCACAAGAAATCAATGCTATTGATATATCTGAAAAGGGTGCAGCAAATGGTGTTGCAGAACTTGATGGAGATAAAAATGTTATAACTGCAAGCAAGGTTGTTTTTGAAGGTGCTACAGTAGATGCCTATGAAACGTACATTCAACTTGGTGCAGAGCCAGCAGTAGCAGATACTACATTTACTCTACCAACAACTTCTGGAACTATTGCATTAACTTCAGATCTTTCTGCATATGCTCTTCTAACAGGCGCTACTTTTTCAGGTGCTGTGACAGTTAATGGTGACCTAACAGTTACTGGTACTACAACAACCATTGATACACAAAATCTACAAGTAGAAGACAAAAATATTGTTCTTGGCTATGGTGCAACATCAGATGCTGCTGTAGATGGTGGCGGTATTACATTAACAGGTGCTACAAACAAAACATTTACATGGGTAGATGCAACAGATGCATGGACCTCATCAGAACATATGAATCTTGTTTCTGGTAAATCATATAAGATAAATAATACTGCAATATCAGCAGCCTTACCATCCCTTACATGGGGAGATGTTAAAAATGGTAAGTCTGGTCTTGTAATTAGTTAAGTACTTTTAAATTTTATAAGCACTCAACCTTAACTTAACACTTAAAGTTCAATTTTGAACTTGATTTTAATAAATAACATATGCTATACTTGGGTAGTACTTTGAATTTAACAAAGTACTTTAATTTTTTTTAGTGAGAGGTTTACAAAATACAATGTCAGATATCTTTTCTTTCCGTTTATTAGATGATTTTATTGCAAAATATAAGGATGTTGAGCCTCCTTTTGGTTTTGCAGACGCTGGAGGAAACTCTTTAGGAGAAATCACCTTTATCAGAACATACTCAAGGGTAAAGGAAGACGGTACAAAAGAACGCTGGCATGAGGTTTGTAAGCGTGTAATTGAGGGTATGTACTCAGTTCAAAAGAACTGGGCAAAAGAAAATCGCCTACCTTGGAATGACAATAAGGCTCAAAAATCTGCACAAGAAGCATATGATCGTATGTTTAATCTAAAGTGGACTCCACCAGGACGTGGTATGTGGGCTTTTGGTACACCCATGACAATGGAAAAGCGCAACTCTGCTGCTCTTCAAAACTGTGCAATGGTATCAACAAAAGATCTAGATAAAAATGATCCAGGTGCATTATTTGCATGGGTAATGGATGCCCTTATGCTTGGAATTGGTGTAGGCTTTGATACAGTTGGTGCTGAAAAAGATTTTATTATTTATGCACCTACAGAGCCAGTAGTTACATATGAAATCCCAGATACTCGTGAGGGATGGGTAGAATCAGTTCGTCTATTGCTTAATTCATTTTTACGCCCTAATCAAAATATTCAAGAATTTGACTATACCCTTATCCGTCCTCTAGGAGCACCGATTAAAGGCTTCGGTGGCGTTGCAAGCGGTCCTCAGCCACTAATTGACCTCCATACACGCATTCGTAAAGTTATTGGCGGTAGGGCTGGAGAAACCTTAGATAGCCGTGCAATTGTTGATATTGTAAATCTTATTGGAACATGTGTTGTTTCTGGAAATGTTCGTCGTTCTGCAACACTTGCGTTAGGTGCAGCAGGAGATCAAGATTTTATTAATTTAAAAAATGCAGAAGTATTTCCTGATAGAAATTCATATGATTCAGAAAATCCAGGTTGGGCATGGATGAGTAATAATTCTATTTCAGCAACAGTTGGAACTAATTATGACGAATATGTTGATCTTATTGTAAATAACGGAGAGCCAGGATTTATTTGGCTAGATGTTGCTCGTAATTATGGAAGACTAAAAGACTCTCCAGATGGCAAGGACTATCGTGTTATGGGATTTAACCCATGTGCAGAACAGCCATTAGAGTCGTATGAACTTTGCACACTTGTTGAAGTTCATTTAAATCGACATGAAAGCAAAGAAGATTTCTTGCGTACTTTAAAGTTTGCTTATCTTTATGGAAAAACAGTTACATTAATTCCTACACATTGGCAACAAACAAATGGCATTATGCAACGAAATCGTCGTATCGGAACCTCATTAACTGGCATTGCTTCATTTGCAGACAAGAAGGGTTTGCCTGCAGTACGTGAATGGATGGATGAGGGATATCAAAAGATTCGTCACTATGATCATCAGTATTCAGAATGGCTATGTGTTCGTGAATCAATTCGTGTAACTACAGTAAAGCCATCTGGATCTGTATCTATTTTATCTGGAGCAACTCCAGGAGTTCACTGGGCACCAGGAGGGGATTATTTCCTTCGTGCTATTCGTTTTGGAGAAACAGATCCAATGCTTCACTTGTTTAAGGCAGCAGGATATAAGATTGAAAAAGATCTAGTATCAGCAAATACACAAGTAGTTTATTTCCCAGTCCATTCTGGTCACCCACGTTCTGAGAAAGATGTTACATTATTTGAAAAAATTGCTCTTGCAGCAACTGCTCAAAAATACTGGTCAGATAATGGAGTATCTGTAACCTTATCATTTGATAAAGAAACAGAGTCTAAGCATGTTGCTCCAGCATTACATATGTATGAAGGTCAGTTAAAGGCAGTATCATTTTTGCCAATGGGAAATACTGTATACCCACAGCAGCCATATACTCAAATAACTAAAGAAGAGTATGAGTCTTATATTGGTCAAATTAAGAAGATTAACTGGTCTGCCATTTATGATGGGGTAGATAATCTAGAGGCTCTTGGAGAGGCATACTGTACTACTGATTACTGCGAAATAAAAATATCCTAACTGATATAATTATGGATAAGGAGTGATATGTCCATACCGTCCAATTTATATGCAGAAAAGGTATATTCTGAGCAACCCCAAATTTTGTGGTCGCTAGATGACCAGGCTGATTATATAACATTAATTACAGAAGCACAACGAGATATATCAGATTCTTGGACTCTTACAAACTGCGTTGCCAGTACATCAGGTATTGATGTTAATCAGCCTTTTGAAAATAGCGTATTAAATTTTGTTGAAGGAGACGTTCCTACTACAAGTTCTTTGACTATTCAGTGTGTTAGCGAAGACCTTGTAAATTTTACTAACTTAAATTCATCTCTTGGATCTTTTAGTGTTGGCGGATATTTTTATTCTAATAGCCCTTATTTAACACAAGTTCAGATAGGTTTTGAGTATACAGATACAACAACATCTCAAATAGTTCAAGAACTAGAATCTTTCGATACTTCTATATTTGGGTCTTGGAGTTTTGTATCGGGCACTTTTGATATACCAAATGAAAATACTGCTTTTAGAGCAGTTATAAAATTTGTTTATTCTTCTGGGGGTGTATCAACATCAGACTATCAATTTTATGTTAATGGCATTACTGCAGGTCAATGGTCGGAAGAATTTAATGCTGTTTCTCTTGGAGTTACTCCAATTTCTTTACCATCTACTATTGCTTTAACAGCAGATGCTGCAGTCGAAGCAGATGCATATGGATTGGGAGGCGAATCTGGGTATTATCTAGTTAACAATAATTCTTTAGTAGCAAGAAACAGCGGTGTTCCAATGGTATACGGCGCATCAGGAATAACTAGATTAACACCAAATGAATCTAACAAGCCATCTATAATAGTTCCTGGACAAGGATTTTTAAATGAAGTTGGAAAATATAAAGACTATACTGTTGAGTTTTGGATCAGAGTAAATTCTGACGCATATACACCAAGAAGAATTTTTGGACCAATTGCATCTTCCGATGGGCTTTATGTAGAATCTGGCTTCCTTACTATGGTTATTGGAAATCAGTTTGCCTCACATTTTGTTGGTGAGTGGTTCAGACCAATGCTTGTTCATTTTAGAATTATTCGTAATAATGCAAGTCTTTTAGTCAATGGAGAAGAAGTCATAAATATTTCTTTAAACACTGATTCTTTATCTTTGCCTTCAGAATTAGACAATGCTGGAGATAGTCAAGATTGGCTAGGATTTTATTCATATAACGATGTTACCCCAATCGAATTAGACTGTGTAGCAATTTATCCATATTCTGTTGCTATAAATGTTGCAAAACGTAGGTGGGTATATGGTCAAGGTGTGCTGTCACCAGAAGCAATTAACTCTGCTTACGGAGGAACACAGGCTTTTATAGATTATCCTTTTGCAGACTATACAGGAAATTATAGTTATCCAGATTTTGCTCAATGGGAGCAGGGAACATTTGATAATCTTTCAACAACCAATACTGCATTAACAACACCAGAATATTCGCTTCCAGAAATTTTTTTAAGCAGCAAAACACTGCAAGAACTTTATGATGATAATCAAGAAATCCAAGATCCAACAGATAGCAATTTTATAACTTTTAGACCTAATGGTTCTTGGAGTAGCGAAGAATGTTATTTTAATTTTCCAAGATTTAATGTTCTTAATGATGAAATTCATACAGTCTATGGAGTATTTAGTTCAGATGATTTGGCTTCAGAAGAAACATTATTTAAAATCTATAACAGGCTCACTGGAAATTATTTTGCTATTCGTAAAGATGTAGACGAAATTCATTACTATTTATACTTTAATGGAGTAGAAGAAGAAATTTATACTACAGATATTATTGTGGCAGATGAAAAATATGCAGTAGGAATTAAGATAGCCTCTCTTGTTTCATTCTTTGGAGGAAATGTTGCATCTTTCTTTGGCAATCGTAATGGCTTAGAAATGTATGTTGGAGGAGACGAAACTGGAACATATCAATTTACTGGAAAGATTTATTCTATAGGTATTTCTAGTGCCTATAATGCAAATGAGATATCTGATCATTTTGAAACAAATGGAACTGCTATTTTAGATAGTTATTTAGCAACTGGTTCAGCAGAGTCTGCTAATGCTAAAGCACTTCTTGCTCATACTGCAAGTTATACTCTACTTCCTTCGGAAGCATATAATACATATTTTCTAGATATTGGAGTTTCTGGGTACTGGGAAGATTATCTACCACTATCTTATTTTGCACAATATGTAGCAAATGATGTTGGTAATAGTTATTACGATTTAGATTTTTTGCAGTTTAATTTAGGATATCCATCACCAACAAAATTAGCAGAATCTGAAATAGTGGGGTCTTGGACATATAATGAATTAAAAGAAGCATATTCTCATCCAACTCAAAAAACATATTATCAATTAGATAATAGTTTATATACTGGTTGGAATAATTATACCGACATGGCTGAAAAATCACAAAAATATTATGAGTACGATACCACAGATGCTGTGGTTAGAAGTTATATAACTCTTCAATATATTGCAGAAGGGGCAAATACTCCTATTAGCGAGTTTGCAAATTATGTTCCAGCAAAAGAAAATAAAATTATTAACATTGATGAGTATTCTAACTGGCTTACAACAAAGTTTGAAGTTATTGATAATACTTTAATTTATCCTACAAAAACTGTTGACTTTAATGACTTAGCAATTGTTTATCACTTAGATTTTAATATTCGTGGTATTTTGAGAAAACCAATTAAATTGCGTAGACTTGAGTTGGCTTCACAAGCGTTTAATGATAATGCATTTAATCCTATAGGAACGAGATTTGGAGTTAATATATTTCCATATACCAGATCTGGTTTATATTACGATTATAAAGCACAAAATCCATTTAGCATTTATAAAGGTAGCACTCCATATCTTTATTTGAATAGAACTTCGGGTATTGAAGTTCGTGGTGATTTCAGCCCACTAGTTTCTCGTGGTTTAGCAATTCCGATTAACTCAACTCTTGCAGATAACTATCGTGTTAGTGCTATGCAAATTTGGATGCGCTATGATCAAGAACAGTTTCCGATTACACCCACAGAAATATTTGAGATTGTATATAAAGGAGACACAATTAAGTTCTATATGGTTGCAGATAACCCAGATGGAACAAGAGCAAAAATATATGCTAGAAGTTTAAATACAGGTCAGGCATATAATGGATTATCATATTTTATAAATGGATCTCTTGTAAGAGAACCAGTTTTAACTATTGAAGAGTGGTCAGTTCTAGGTATAGCATTTTCTACTGCACTAAATCTAGACTTATTTATTGGCGGTATTAATCTAACTGGTCCTCTAGTATTTAACAATATTTCATATTATCAAGCAAATAATCTTCAGCAGGTACAAAGTAACTTAACCAGACCATGGCTTAAGGTAAAAACAGATGGATTTACTAATTTTGACTGGGAATACTGGATTAACAGTTTTACTTGGGAAGGTGTCCTTATTATTTCTGCTTCCGACCAATACGGAGTAAGCCCGTCTGAAGTTTATAAGACCTATATTGGAACTAATAAGATTATTATTGATGATGATGAAGGCATGATGTTTGATGCAGATAAGGTTAAGATTTATAATGACACCACTTGGACCGTTAGACTTGGTTCAGCGGTATAATCTGGTATACTTTAGTACATGAATCCATTAATTAGTCAAAAAACTGGTAAACCCATTGTAAGCAATGTACGCCGTAAGGTCATTCCTAAAAGTTATGACTGGGGACTATATGTTTATAAGAAAGCAAATGGAAAATGGTTTACAGATGGCGAAGGAAATGTATTAAACATCCCATCTATGAAGGGTGATATCTCTAAGATTGCAGAGTTGAAGGCTGCTGCAGTTCACTATGGAGATGACGGTCAAGGAAAAGCGGTATTCGTACCAGGACTAAATAGAATTACTGATGAAGAATATACAGAACAAATGGATAGATTAAAGAGTGGACTTATTCCATCTATGAACGATCTTGGTGCTTGGAAGGCTGCACAAGATACACTTGATACTCACGGAAGAGAAGCATACGATTCATGAGCGAACAATACGATTATGATTTTATTCAGGCTAGTCTTAAAACACAAGAAGACCCTGAAAGTTTATTTAAAGGACAAGATCCTTTTACAAAAGATTGGTCAATATTAAAAGAATATTCTGGACTAGATCAAAACTTTAAACGTAGAACTACAAGAAATGTTTCTAAGGTTTACGGATACAATGCGGTAGAACCAACAGCCCGTTATTTGGAAAATGCTAACGCTATTCCAATGGGACAAGACGGTAGTGGTTCTAAGCAGATTAATCCTGGAACGGTATACCGAAATGGTTATGGACTATTTGATGTAATTACACCACCATACAACATGTATGAGTTAGCAAGTTATTATGATACATCTTTTGCCAATCACGCAGCCATTGATGCTAAAGTAGAAAATGTTGTTGGTCTTGGATATCGTTTTGATATTACAGACCGCACAATGCTTCGCTTTGAAACTAATGGTGATTCAGGAGCGGTAGATAGAGCACGTCGTCGTATTGAAAGAATGAAACTAGAAATTCGTGAGTGGCTAGAGTCACTTAATGATGATGATTCATTTACAAATACAATGGAAAAAATTTATACAGATCTTCAGGCTACAGGTAATGGCTTTTTAGAAATAGGAAGAACAGTATCTGGAGAGATTGGATATGTAGGACATATTCCATCTACAACTATTCGTGTACGCCGTCTTCGTGATGGATTTGTTCAGATCATTGGACAGAAGGTTGTTTATTTCCGTAATTTTGGAGCAACTAATCCAAACCCAATGACTACAGATACACGTCCAAATGAAATTATTCATATCAAAGAGTATTCTCCTTTAAACACCTATTATGGAATTCCAGATATTATTTCTGCAGTTTCTTCTCTTATTGGAGACTCTTTGGCTGCTCAATATAATATTGATTATTTCCAAAACAAGGGTGCACCACGTTATATCATTACGGTCAAAGGTGCCAAACTTTCTGCAGACGCAGAAGATAAGATGTTTAGATTCTTGCAGACAGGTCTAAAGGGTCAGAACCATAGAACCCTATATATCCCACTTCCTGGAGATACTGACAACAATAAGGTTGAGTTTAAGATGGATCCAGTTGAGACTTCTGTACAAGAAGCATCGTTTGAAAAATATCGTAAACAAAACCGTGATGATATTCTTGTAGCACACCAAGTTCCTATTTCTAAACTTGGAGGTTCAGATTCTGCTGCTATTGCTGCAGCAATGTCTCAAGATAGAACATTTAAAGAACAGGTTGCTAGACCAGCACAAGCACAACTTGAAAAAATGGTCAATAAGATTATTAAAGAAAAAACAGATATTCTTCAGTTAAAGTTTAATGAAATGACCTTAACGGATGAAATTGCTCAGTCTCAAATTATTGAAAGATATGTCAAGACTCAGGTTATTACGCCTGACGAGGCTCGTGAAATGTTAGATTTGCCACCAAGACCAGACGGTGACGGTAGCACTCCATTTACTATGACTCCAAGACAAGCAACAGATGCTCGTGCAAATTTAGCGGGTAACCGTGAAAGAGATGCCGAAAGAGCAAATAACGTATCTGACTCTCCTGCAACCATTGATGGAAGAAATCCACAAGGTGAAGGTAGAGCGTCTCAATAATTGAGAAAACATGTCAAAAGGTTTGCTATAATAATACTGCCATGACTATAAATAAAGCACACTGGACTACTGATGGCGACAATGTTCGCTTTTCGATGCCTATCGGAAAAGTCGACAAAGAACGCAGAATTGTTTCTGGCTTTGCGACACTAGATAATATTGATAAGCAAAACGACATTGTTACAACAGAAGCCAGCCTTGAAGCATTTAAGAAATTCCGTGGTAACTTACGTGAAATGCATCAACCTACAGCAGTAGGCAAAGTAGTTTCATTTAAGGAAGATCGTTATTTTGATCCAAAGTCAAAAAACTTTTATAGCGGTGTTTATGTTTCTGCATATGTTTCAAAGGGTGCACAAGATACTTGGGAAAAAGTTCTTGATGGCACACTAACTGGTTTTTCTATCGGAGGGAATATTACAAAGTCAATGGACTCTTACGATGAAGAACTAGAAAAGGCAATAAGAATTGTTAAGGAATATGAATTGCATGAATTATCTCTTGTAGATAATCCTGCAAATCAATTTGCTAATGTTGTTTCTATTGAAAAGGGACAAATTGGTGGATTCCTTGCAAAGACTGTAGTTGATACAGTTTATTGGTGCAACACTGATGATATTGTAAGACTCTCTAAAGAATCTGATGAATCATGTCCAACATGCAGCGGGTCAATGAAAAACATTGGCTTTGTTGAAGATCAGAATGATATTGATACCGTAAAGTTCTTAGTTGATAGTGCAAAAGGCATTAGGACAATTAAGATTACAAAGGAGGAAAATCCTATGACAGAAGAAACTGTTATTGCAGAAGAGACACTAGTTGTCGCAGATGCAACAAAAGTTGAAAATGTTGAGGTTGCTCCCGAGGCTCCAGCAGATAATGCTGTAGCAGAGGCTACTGAAGTTGTTGCTGAAGAAGCAGCAGCGGAAGAGCCAGTAGCAGAGGCAGTGGCAGAAGCAGATGCAGTTGTTGCAGACGCTCCTGTTGCTGAAGAAGCAGATGATGCAGTAGAAGCAGTTGTTAATGCAACAGCAGAAGTTGCAAAGTCTGTGGAAGAAATTAATAACTCTCTAACTAATGCCTTGAGCAATCTTGCTGATACAGTAAAGGCTATGCAAGCCAATGTTGAAGCAATTACAAAGTCTCTTGAAACAGTTACAGGCGAAGTAAAGTCTGTAGCAAGTGAGGTAAGCCAAGTAAAGAGCACTTTTAATGAGTTTGGAAAGCGAGTAGATCTTGTAGAAAAAGATACTGCTTTCCGCAAGTCTGGCGATCTAGGCGAGATCGTGCAGGAACCTGTACGTCAGGTTCAAAAATCCCTATGGGGCGGTCGTTTCCTCACAAATGCCGACCTATTTAGTTAAGGTATATTCACTTAGGAGGTGAACAATATGTCGGAACAAGAAATCGTAAAGAACTATCCAGGTTCTCCAACAGTATCGCACAACCACCAAGGTGATGGTGCTTTCGCTTCAGGTGATATCGGTGGTGCAACAGCAACCAACCCATCCACATCTGATATTGGTGCAAACTTGGGTAACATTGCTACTCCTGAATGGGGTGTAACTTCTGGTCCAAACGCAGTTAATCCAACTGGTACACCAGGAGGTATTCTCCTTCCAGAGCAGGCTCGCCGCTTCATCGACTATGTGTGGGATGCAACAGTTCTCGCCAAAGATGGTCGTAGAGTTACTATGCGAGCAAACACCATGGAACTTGAAAAAGTTAACGTGGGTGAACGTGTAATTCGTGCTGCTGCACAGGCAAACAACAATTATACAAACGCTGGTGCTACATTTACTAAGGTAGAACTCACAACCAAGAAGATTCGTCTTGATTGGGAAGTTTCAACTGAAGCACTTGAAGACAATATTGAAGGTGGTGCGCTTGAAGATCATCTAGTTCGCTTGATGACAAACGCATTCGCTAACGATATCGAAGACCTCGCTATCAACGGTGATGGTTCAACTGGCGACTTCCTTTCAATCATGGAAGGTTTCGTTCACAAAGTTGAAAATGACGGAGATGCTCACGAAGCAGCCGTTACAGTTACAGATGACAACTGGACTACAGAGGTAATGCAGGACATTATCCTTGCAATGCCACGTAAGTATCGTGCCCTAAAGCAGAACCTAAAGTTCTACGCAGGTACTGATGCATTCGCAGGTATTGTTAAGAACAACGGAACACTCGCTGACGCTATTGCTGAAGCATTTGCTCCACGTACTGGTGGTACAGAGCGTAACCGTCAAGACTATCTTGATGGTATGGGACAGACATTCGGTGGAGCACGTACAACTCGTGTTCTCGGAGTGGATGTTATGGAAGTTCCTTACTACCCAGCAGATTATGTCGACTTGACATTCCCTGCAAACCGTGTATGGGGTTTCCAGCGTGATATCACTGTAAACCGTGAATACAAGCCAAAGAAGGATACAATTGAGTATACCGTCTTTGTACGCTTTGGTATTCAATGGGAAGAACTTGATGCAGTTGCTTACGCAGATGCAGCAGTTGATCCAACCGCATAATAGTTTAAAAAACTAACCGATAGGGAGGGCAGACAAAAAATCTGTCCTCCCTTATCACTTAAGGAAATAAAATGTCATATCCAGGAAATCCAACAGTCTCACATCAACACGATGGCGATGGAGCAATTGCAGTAGGTGGAGTTGGTGGGGTAATGGTAATGGGTCCACAAGGTATGATTATGCAAACAAATGTATTAGGTAATATTCCAACACCTATATTTGGTGAAAATATAACAATATCTGGTACTCCAGCAGGAATAAGAAAACCACAAACATTAAGAGCAAGTAGAAAATAGTAATTCTGATATAATAGCAGTGGAGGATTTATGGCAACAACAAAAGAAGTAGTAGAAGAATTTTCAAAGAAAACTGTTCTTGAATTAAAGTCATATGCAAAAAAGAACAAAATTGATACTCTTGGAGCAACTACAAAGCAGGAATTGTTAGAGGCAATTCTTCCTTTTGTTCCTAGACAAGATGAAGAAGAAAGAAAAGCAGCAGCAATGACTCCAAAAGAAAAGGTAGCACTTTTCTCAAAAGGAAACATTTATTGGAACGGTGTGGGTAGCCTTGAAAAAGGATATAATATTGTCACAAAGGAGGCATCCGTAAAGTGGCTTACCAAGAAATCTGTTCGTGAAGCAACTCCAGCAGAGGTAGCCAAACACTACGGTAAGATCTAATGCAGATTCTACGTTTACCCCCATACCCACTGACCATCACATATGATGTGCCAGATGCTAATACAGAGTATCTATTAATTATTAATCAGGGTACAAGAAATGTTAATGAAGTAGAAGAAAATATAACATCAGATGCCAATGCTCAAATTAGTTATACTCTTTCTAATATGTTTAACTCGTATGATGAGTCATACTATTTAGCAATTTATTCTATTGTTGATGGGGAACAGGCAGAAATTGTAGTAGAAGACAATCTAGATATTGCTAGACCATATGTTAATCCAATTAGATTGGCTCAGACCAATGCAGATGGAACAGCAACAGATATTGCAAACTATACAGAGTGGGAAAATATAGCAAGAGCAATTATTGACTCTATAGTACCTGGCGGATTTTATTATGAGCGCTCTTGGTATGAAACAAATGGTAATGGATCAGATTACATGCCTATTTGGGACAGAACATACACAATTTTAAAAGCATACGAAAATAATCAACTTGTTTGGGATTATGATGCTACCCCACAAACACAAAACGATAGCCAATGGATTTATCTACTTAGCAAAGATAAAACATCCATTCTTAAAGAGTGGACCCAGATGGGCGATCAATCATATATTCGTCAAATAGGAACACCAAAAGGAGTTCCACTTGGAGAATCAGACTCAATCTATCTTTATGATACAGAAGATAGCACAGTAACTTTAGCAGTCGCACCTGGAGTAACATTTCCAGTAACATTTAATTATCTATTTCATTTAGAAACTGGCTATAAGGTTGTTCCATATGAAATTCAAGATGCTACAAAAATGTTAATTGAAGATATCAAGTGCGGTAAGATGGAATACCATAAGAGGTATATTACTAACTACTCTACTGATCAATATAAAATTCAAATTGATAAGTCTGCGTTAGAAGGCACTGGAAATATATTAGTAGATAAAATTCTACAGAAATACATAACAAACTTTGGCACTCCAGGAGTTTTATAATGAACTCTTGCGAGACAACAGATTTTTTATACCCAATGAAGGCTGATATTTATTATCCTATTATTACGCAAAATCAATACGGTCAGGCTAACAAAAATTGGGTATTTGACAGAACTGTTGTCTGCAATGCTACGCCAGTTGGCGGGGCAGGTACAGAAGAAATCAAGCCTGAAATATTTATTCAATATAAAGATAAACTAGTATCTAGAACAAAAAATGATCTTAGAGTATCATCAACTAATGAACCTTATGCAGAAACAAATATACTGATTACTAACATTAGAAGTTCTAACGATCTTATTATTTATAAAGAAACAGCAGGTCCAAGAACAGGTAAAGGAACTATCTATGAGGTTGGAACGCTAGAACCTTTTATTGGTCCATTTGGAGACATTGAGTATTATAAAATGATGTGGCGTAGATCAGATAATCAGGATGTTAATGACTAATGAGAGTATCACTGACTACTAACGATTTTGAAAAACAGATTTTAAATATTGCTAATTATTCTATTGGCTTTCTTGATGGGGTTAATAAGGGTAAAAAAATATTTTTAGATAATATGGGCAAAGGCGTTATATATACTTTAGGTAGATATATAGATGTTGAAGCAAAAGCAAATAGTAGCGCTTTACACCATGTTTATGAATGGTATCAAACTGGCAGCCCGTCAGCAAGATTATTTGATATTGACTATACCGTAAGCAATCTTGGATTATCAATTAATTCTACATTTAGACAATCAAGAACTGTTGCTGAAGACGGAACTGTTCCATTTTATAACAAGGCATCAATTATGGAAAATGGTATTCCTGTTTTAATTAAACCAAAAAGAACTGCATTAAGATTCAGAGCAGGCGGGGAAGAAGTTTTTACACGGAGACCAGTTAATGTTCGTAATCCTGGAGGAGAAGAAGTTCAGGGTTCATTTGAAAGAACATTTGATGAATTTATGAGAAATTATTTTACACAAGGATTTTTAAGAGCAAGCGGTCTAATTGATTATATATCTAATCCTAGAATATACAAAAAGAATTTTGCCGCTGGAGCAAAAGGCGGTAAGAGCGTTGGAGTATCTACTGGATTTAAATGGATTACAAATGCAAAGGTTGAGGTAGAATAAGATTATGGCAAATGTAAATCAAACAGCGTTTCCTCCATATTATGTTAATAAATATATTAATGGTCAACTTACAGACTTCGGTATCTTGAGTGGATATGAACAAATGATTCCTATTTTTCCAACAAGTCCAACAAATATAGAGGATGTTTTTAAAAATTATATCGGAGCGCCTGGAGTTGGAGATCCTCTGCTTATTCAATATGAGCGTCTTGTAAGATTTAGGGTTGGTCCTTTTTATCCCCGCAAACGTGAACAACTAATCTATTATTTATATTGCACAGACTTAAGCAAAGTATCTGACGCACATAGAATTATAACTGACTGCATGGATCGTGAGGACGCTTCTGCTCAGGACTTAAATAAATGGATAAATAACAATCCAGCCGAATTTCCAGATGGACGAAATGTATTTTTTCACAATAGCCGTGTTTATCAGGCAGATGAGACTAGAGATATCCTAGAACTAGCCTCAGCCAGGACGGTATATTCAAATAAACTGATTATTGAGTATGATTATCACTCTTCCCAATCCTACTATAATTAAAAATGCTGTTATACTTATGGTGAGGAAACCCGCCAAAAACTTCATATAGATTCTATTGAAAGTAGAGGTGAAAAAATATGGCATATACTCGTGGTACATCGACCAACATTATCGTTGGTGCAGCCGCTCTCTTTGTTGCTGATACAACATTGACAGCAGGTACATTGCCTGCATTCGTATCATCTGAATCATACAAGGAAACCCTTGCTGATGATGTAGATTTTACAAACGTAGGTTATACCATGAACGGTCTTGAATTGCAGTTCCAACCAGACTTCGGTGAAGTACAGGTTGACCAGATTCTTGACGTTGCTAAGTTGTACAAGCAGGGTATGCAAGTAAATCTTGCAACTGCTTTTGCTGAGGCTACCCTTGAGAACCTTCTCTTGGCTCTTGCTTACAATTCTGATGATCTATCAGGAACAAAGTCCACTTCAGCAGGACAAACTCTTAACCTCTCAGCAGGTGACATTGGAGAATGTCCAGTTGAGCGTGGAATTGTTGCTGTTGGACCTGGAACTGGAGACTGCGCTGACTCTGCATATGTAGAGCGTGTTTACGCAGCATATCGTGCACTCTCAATTGAGAATGTAACAGTATCCGCAAAGCGTGATGAACCTTCGATGTTCGAAGTTTCCTTCCGTCTTCTTCCTGAAGATGCTTCAGCGTCATACGGTAAGATCGTAGATCGTACTTGGACCCCAGCATCATAATAATCTTAAATTAGATTAACGACAAGCCCACCCATGCGGTGGGCTTTGTTGTTGTGATAGAATAGATAAAATGGCTACAGAAGTATATGGTAAAGATAATATATTTTTGATTGACGGTAGAGAGTTAGAAATAATTCCTCTTAAGATTAAATATCTAAGAGAATTTATGTTAGAGTTTCAGTCAATGAAAAATGCAACAAATGATGATGAGGCTATAGAAGTCTTAACTAAGTGTGCCTGTATTTGTATGAAACAATACTATCCTGAAATAGCAAAAAATGCAGATGACTATTTAGATCTTCCTACTGTTTATAAAATTATTGATATTGCTGCTGGTATTAAAATAAATAAAGAAGTTGATGATTCTGTTAAAGATCAAGCCATACAAAAAGGATCTACCTGGCAAGAGTTAGATTTAGCAAAGTTAGAGGCTGAAGTATTTGTGCTGGGTATTTGGAAAGATTATCAGGAACTAGAGTCTTCATTATCTATGCCAGAACTTATGGCTACTCTTGGAAGTAAAAGAGAACTAGACTATGAGGAAAGAAAATTTTTAGCAGCAATTCAGGGCATAGATTTAGATGGAGCATCTGACCCACAACGTGGTCAAAAAGAGTGGGAAGACATGAAAGCCAGGGTATTTAGTAAGGGTGCTACAAGTGATAGTAATGATGTATTAGCCTTACAAGGACAAAATGCAAAAAAATATGGTTTTGGAATTGGTATGGGATTAGATTACGAAAATTTAACGTAATAAGCCCTTATCTGATATAATTAACATAACCTAATTAGGAGGTAAAATGGCAACGACTAAGCACGAAACTCAAGAACTAGTACTGATGGATGGTACAAAAATCGAAGTTCGTCCTTTAAAAATCTCTCTTCTTCGTCCTTTTATGAAGAAGTTTGAGGGTGTTGCGGCAGTGGCGGATGATAATGAAAAGTCAATGACTCTTCTTATTGAATGTGTAAAAATCGCTATGGAACAGTATAAGCCAGAATTGGCAGATACTGCAAAACTAGAAGAGGTTCTAGATTTGCCAACTGTCTATAAGATCGTAGAGGCTGCATCAGGTGTAACACTTGCTACAGTCGCTGACGCTCTTTCAGCAACAGAATAAAACTTAAGAACGAGGTGTAAATAAATGGCTGACGTTAATGCTAATATTGGCGTTAATATTGATACGACGCAAGCATTAGCGCAACTTAAGTCGTTACAACGTCAGATATCTCAATTTCACAGTTCTATTGCAAAAAGCAGTGAAACTGCTGCATTAGCACAGCGGGATCTGCAGAGAAACTTCATCAATAGTGTAAATTCTCTTGGTGCCTTCTCTGCAGAACTCCGTACTGTTAAAACTACTTCGGAGTCATTTACTGATTCATTAGAAAAAAATAAGTTTTCAATGCGTGAATACTTCCGCTATGCGGGAGGCGCAACAAAAACATTTGGCAAATTATTCAGGTCTGAATTTGACACAATCGGCAAGGTAGCCGAAGATCGTGTTAAGAAACTACAAACACAATACATTAAACTAGGTCGTGATACTACTGGTGCGATGAAGGCTATCGCAGTAATTCCAAACGAATTAGATATGAAGAATTGGTCTACACAGACCCAAATTGCAGCACAAAGACAGGCTTTATTTAATCAGTTAGTCAGACAAGGATCTACAAATCTTCTAAACTTTGGTAAGAATACGCAATGGGCTGGTCGCCAGTTGATGGTTGGTTTTACTTTACCTCTTGCTACTTTGGGAACAACTGCTGCAAGAACATTTATGGAAATGGAAGCAGCAGCACTTAAGTTTAGAAAAGTATATGGAGATTTATTTACACCAAAAGCAGAAACACAACAAGCGCTTGCTGATATTACTGCCCTTGGGGAAATGTTTACAAAATATGGAATTGCTGTATCTGATACTGTTGGTTTAGCAGCAGAAGCAGCAGCAGCAGGTTTCCAGGGTATAGATTTACAGCGACAGACTACACAAGCAACACGACTTTCTGTTCTTGGTCAAATTGAAAACCAGAAGGCTCTTGAGACTACAATTTCTTTGCAAAATGCATTTAAAATGTCGTCTGAAGATCTTGCTGGATCCATTGACTTTCTTAACGCAGTAGAAAACCAAACAGTCGTATCTCTTGATGATATTACAACTGCTATTCCTAAAGTTGCTCCAGTTATTCAACAACTTGGCGGAGATGTAAAAGATTTAGCATTCTTTATGGCAGCCATGAAAGAAGGCGGTGTTAATGCATCAGAAGGTGCAAACGCACTCAAGTCTGGTCTTGCATCTCTTATTAATCCAACTGAAAAAGCAGCAGAAATGCTTGCAAGTATGGGTATTAATATTAAAAAAATTGTTGAGGCAAATAAGGGAGATCTTAAAGGAACAGTAATTGCTTTTGCACAGGCTCTAGACACACTTGATCCATTAACTCGTGCTCGTGCTATTGAACAGTTATTTGGTAAATTCCAGTTTGCTCGTCTATCTACTTTGTTTGATAATGTTACAAATCAGACTGGTCAGGCTGCTCGTGTACTTGATTTAGCAGGTACATCAATTGAAGATCTTGCTGCACTATCTGAGTCAGAATTAGGAATGACTGCTGACTCTGCTATGAATAAATTCCGTAAGTCTGTAGAAGACTTAAAAATGTCTTTGATTCCAGTTGGTCAAACATTTTTAGAAGCAGTCACACCAATTGTAGAATTTATTGGTGGCATATTAGAGAAGTTTAACAACCTTTCATCTGGAGTAAAGAAAGCAATTGTAGTACTAACAGTTGCTATTGGTGCTATTGGTCCAGTTGCACTTATGACATTTGGTTTGCTTGCAAACGGACTTGCAAACATTGTCAAGGGTGCAATGATTCTTCGTAATGGATATTTAAGATTAACTGGTCAAACACAAATACTTGGAGAACAAACAGATTATTTGACAATGGAGCAGGTTAACGCTGCTGCTGCTTCACACTCCCTTGATCAGTCACACGCAAGACTAACACAAACATTTACCGCTGAAGTTGGAGCAATTAATCAATTAATCCAGGCTTATCGTGCTGCTGCAAATGCTGGGGCACAGTTTGCAATGCAAAATCCTGGAATGATGATACCACCAAGGAAATATAATAATGGTATAACAGTAGTTCCTGGAAGTGGCAATAGGGATACAGTTCCCGCAATGCTTACTCCTGGAGAAGCAATTATTCCAAAAGATAGAGCAAAACAATATGCACCACTAATTCAAGGAATGATTGCTGGAAATATTCCAGGATTTATGGCAGGTACTGTTAGTGTTGGTGGAAGTTCAACAGGATTAGACTTTGCTAGACGAGATACTGCTGCTAAAGCACAAAAACTTATTGATGCAATGCTTGCAGAGGGTATGGGTATTGAAAATGCATTAGAAATTGTTCAAGAAACTTTATCAAGAATGGCAAATGATACTAAGATTAGTATTGGATCATTTACCAGAGAACTAGACCTTGTTACAAAAGAATTAACTGGATCTGTTATTCCAAAAGAAGTATTTCTTGCTGCTGGCAGAGGAGAAAGAAAGTTTAGTGCTGGACAAACTAATGTTGGCACAATGGAGCAGCAAGTAGCAGGAAATGCTGCTCTAGAAGAAGAATTAGTTAGAGCAAAAGAATCTAGCCGTGTAGCACAAGAAGCAATTCGTGAATACTATACAGAACTTGGTATAGATTTAACAAAAACAGATAAGAAAACACAAAATGTTTTAAATGCTATTGCTCAGTCTGGAGAAGTTCATAGAGCACATGTTATTGAAATGCAAGATAATATTGATAAAATGTTTGATGAAGCATGGGATCCAAATGCTTGGATTGCACAATCATCAACTTTAAATCAAGTAAGCAATATTCTAGATTCTTCAACATCTACTCGCAATGAATATTTAAAAAATCTTGAAGAGATAAATGCTGATGAAACAATTGTTAAATCTATTAGAGAAAAAATTACTAATAATATCGCTTTAACTGAACAAGAATTAATGGTTCAAAAACAAGTCCTTGAGCGTATGCTTTCATCAACAGACTCAATGGCAAAACTATCTACATCATTTATTCCACAGGCAAAGGGAGCCATTGCTGCTACAGATTATTTAATGCAAAATCCTGCACAACAGGCTGGTGTTGGATATAGAACAGAACAGCAAAGACAAACTGCTAGACAAACGCTTACACAGGCAAGATTTAGAGGTCAGCAGTCATTTGCTCCAGTTACAGCAGCAGCGCAAGATATTGTAAATCAAACAGTAATGGCAACAGCGCAGGCTGCACAAACACAATCTCCATCTAAGAGAACTATTCCAATTGGAGAAGATATTGCTCGTGGTCTTTCTGTTGGAATGATGAATCAGGCTGACGATGTTGCAATGGCTGCAGGAGCAGTTACACAGGGTGCAGTTACACAAATGAGAGACACTGGTCTCTTGGGTCCAGGAGGCAAACCACTTCGTGTACCAGTTACACCAAGTGCCCCAATATCTAACGTAACGCAAGGTTCTGCTATTAATCAAGAAACAAAGAAGGCAATTGAAGGGGAAATAGCAGCACGTAAAACAATGCAACAGCGTATGGACTCAATGAATAGAGTTCTTATGACTGGAACATTTGCTCTAACAAGTCTTGCAGGTGCTGGATCAATGGCTGGCGGTAAACTTGGAGAATTATCTCAAGCAGTATTTAAATACTCTGGTCTACTATTTGCATTAATGTCTGTAACCCAACTACTAACACAGCAAAAAATATTAGAATTGGCTGCTACTAGAGCAGCAACAGCAGGTCTTCTTGTTCAAAATATTAGTACAAAGAAGTTTAGTATGGTTCCAGGATTATTTGCTGGTGGACTTAAAAAAATTATTCCTAACCTATTAAGATTTGGCGGTATTATTGCAAGATTCTTAGGTCCAATAGGTATAGGAATTACAGTAGTTACTGGTTTATATGCTATTGTAAAGAAACTTAATGCTGAAAAAGAAAAGGAAAGATTAGCAACATATGGTCTTTCTGAGGCTATGCGTGTTACTGCAGAACAGGCAAAAACTCTTGGAGATTTCTTTGGAGTAGTTGCTGGAAGGTCTGCCTTTGAATCTCGTGCAGATTTACGTAATCGTGAAGTTGTAGGAGCACAAACTAGATCTGAGCGTGATAGATTAAGACAGGATGAAGGATTCCAAAAAGAGTTTAAAACTCAAATTGAATCATTTAGAACTGCAAGCAATGAAGAAGCAAAACTTGCATTTCAGTCTCTTGCTATAGATTTACAGTCTAGGGGATTTGCAAAAGAACAAGTTCAAACAATTATCGATGCTCTACGTGAAGAGTCTGGTCAAACTGATATAAAGATTGATGTTAAATCTCTTAAGTTTGATGAGGCTGGACTTAAGGAAATGGGCACTGCTTTAGATGCCAACCTAAAAGTATTTCAGGATAAATATAAAAAGGGATTTGATAAAGTATTTACATATGCCCCATCTGCATCAGGTGGCATAGAATTAGTAGAAAAACTAGTTCCTACAAAAGAATTAGAAAGACAAACGGCAAACCTATCATCATTTATAGCAACTACAAGCAAGTCTGCAGCAACTATGTTTGAATCTGGAATTATTACTGGAGAACAGTATCAAAATATGTTAAGTTCAGTAAATCAAAGAATTTATAGTCTTGATGCAGCACAAAGACAACTTATTTTGACTAAAGTCTTTAAAGAGTTAAATGTTGATGCAGGAGCATTTTTAAAGAATCTTTATTCTGCTAAACAACAGATGATGGCTCTAGCACTCATTAGCGCTGGTTTATTAGATAAAGAAAGTGGAATATTAAAGGCTTTATCTTCTAATGATTCTAAAACTAGATCTAGAGGTATTTTACAATTAACTAAATTATATGATAAATATTTTGAATCAGTTAATAAAGTAACAGAAGCAGAAAAGAAAAACAAAGAAGGACAGGGCACTGGCACTGGTGAAAAATCTCCATTCCAAAAGGCTCTTGAAGCACTACAAGGACAAAACGAAGAACTTTGGGCACAAGCAAAAGCATTTAATATTCTTAAAAAAGCAGGATTTGATGCAGCCACAGCACTAAAGTATGCAAGCGATTCAACTGTTGCGCTTGGAATTGCTACTGGAAATATTAAACCAGAGAACCTAGAAAAACTTACAAAACTTATGGAGCAGATTGAAAAGAAATCTAAGGCTGCAGCCATTACAGAGTTCTTTACAAAGATCAATACTGAAAATAAACTAAATGAAAGTTTTGCAAAAGCAATACCACAATTAACAGCCATGGGTGCAAAAATAGAAGATATTAATACTATCCTAGACAATCCTGACTTAATGACATACTTAACAGAAGGTCTTAAAGATGGTAAGGTAGATGCTGAAAAGGTAAAGAAACTTCTTGATTCATTTAGACAAGAAAAGGCTATTAAGATTCAAATTCAAATGGCTACCCCTGAAGGCAGACGTGATTTCTTTGATAATCTTCAAAACAAGGCTGAACAGTATTTTAGTATTCTTGAAGAAGAAATTAATGATAGATATGAAGATGCTATTCGTGTTGAAGAAACAGCAATTAATGGTATTGAGCGTTCAATTCAAGCAGCACAAAAAGAAATTGATGGATATCAACGTAGCATTGATTTAGCACAAAGATCAATTGAGTTAGAACTAACAAGACCAATTGAAGCATTGCAAGAAGAAGTTAATGATGCTGCAAGAGAAATTGAAATGCAATTTACTCGTCCAATTGAAGATATTCAAAAGACAATTGATGACCTACAGCGTGGAATTGAAGTTGATTTTGAACGTCCTATAGCAGCACTTCAAGAAGAGTCTTCAGATCTTGCTAATGAAATGACCTTGATGGATAAGGTTGCTGAAGGAATTAATCAAAAGTATGATGCTCAGGCTGAGGCACTTAATAAAGTATCTGAAATTAATCAGCAAATTATTGCACAACAAAAACAACAAATTGGTCTTGCAGATGCTTTAACACAAGGTGATATTTCTGCAGCAGCACAGGCTGCACAAGAAATGAGGGCACAGTCAGCAGAGGCTGCTTCACAACGTGCTAGTGGAGTATTAGATGCAGCACGTCAAGCAGAACTAGGCGGATTACGTACAGCAGGTGGTCTGACAAGAGAACAAGTAGAAGCAAGACAGTTCCAGATTAGTCAACAAGTTTTTGCCCTAGAAGAGCAGCGTGAAGCGGTACAAGCAAGAATGCTTATTAAGCAAGATCAAATTTATCAATTAGAGCAAGCCAGGGCATTAAAGCAGGAAGAAATACGCATTAAAGAAGATCAAATTTATGCTCTTGAAGAGCAGCGTGAAGCAAGACTTTTGAGTATTAGAAATACAGAAGATTTAATATATAATATTCAAAATAATCAAATTTATAATCTTGAACAACAAAAACTTGTACATGAGGCTAATCTTCAAAAAATTAACGACCAGAAGGCTGCTGAAATGGAAAAGATTAGAGTTCAGCGTGAGGCTTGGTCAGATGCACAACGTGCCCTTGATTTAGAAAAAATTAAACAGGGTGAATTTAATGATGTGATTACAATGACAAATGATTTATTAGTTGGTACTGCTGGAAAAATTGATACTATTATTTCTAAGATTCAGGCTGCTATTCAGGCTGCTATGCAACTTGCCGCTGCTCTTGCTTCTACAGGGGGCGGAGGAGGCGGAGGTGGTGGCGGTGGTGGAAACGTAACTGGTTCATTCAGTACACAGCAACAATCTATTATAAATACAGCAGCAAGTAAGGCATCAACGCAAGCAGCAAAAGGCAACGTAATGGGTTCTGGAGGATCTGAAGCAATTGCGGTTCAAGCAATGAAAGATTTAGCAGCAAAACAAACTGTTGATGCAAATCCAAAAATACCTGGTACTCAATTAAGTTCTACACAGGTAGTTGCTGCTAGAAAGCAAATACTAGGATATTTAAGTTCTGGTGGAATGGTTCCTAGATATTTCCCTAATGGAGGTTTTGTAGCAAAAGGTTCAGATACAGTCCCAGCAATGCTTACTCCTGGAGAATTTGTAGTTAATAAAAATAGTGCAAAGGCTTTTCGTCCATTTTTAAGGTCAATTAATGATGCTGTTTATCCATCAATGATTAAGGATAAAATGAATCAGCCAGTTTATGCAGTTTCTAATCCTGTAAATATTTCTTCTATGCCTACCGCCACAGTAGTTGCCCCTGTATCAGATAACTCAAGCACAGTGTATAATTATAATGTTGGTATTACAGTTGGCGGTACAAACTCTAATCCAAATGGAATTGCAAGAGCAGTAATAAATGAAATTAAATATATTGATTCACAAAGAATTAGGAGTCAGAGAGCATAATGGCTACGTCTGGTTATATAACTGGTAGAAAAAGATATCAGCGTCCTCAAGCAGTCTTATGGTCCGATAATGCTGGAACACTGAGCAATGGGCTATATGTTCCTAATGGTTATGAAGTTGGAGCAGATGTTCCTGAAGGAACTGATTCCAGTTTAATTGATCAATTTTTAATTCTGTCTGACCATAATCGT